CCTTCGCCAGGAACTTCCCGACGTCATTGTCCGCCCAGGACCGAACGGAAGAGGGCAGCGCGTCGAAATCAAGACGCGCCTCCCGGACGCGCTCGAGCGCGCCCAGGTAATCGTCAACGCGCTCGAAATTCCCATACAGGGGCTCTCGATCGCGCACGCCAGCCACAAGCTGGCCATCGTAGTACTTCTTCACCAACAGATTGATGTCCGTCTGATCGGCATCCGCCTTCTTCGTCAACGACGGACCACCAATACGCGCCGTTACCCGGCGACTAACATCAGCCCGCTTCCGCGAGCGGGCCTCTACCTCATCCTTCGTGAAATCACGGATATTCTTCTTCTGCGGCATCACTTCACGTCCTCTTCTTCAGGCTCCTCGACCTGGAGCAACTCAGGACTAACACCATCAGACTCATACCACGGCGGCTCCGAACCGTAGTAGTAGCGAATCTCCGGCGGTCGCTCCTCACGTGTGACGGTCGAGCGTTCGCTCGTCGTCCCAACACAACCACTCGTCACCAACAGAATCACGCTCGCGAACCCCGCGAGCGTGCACACCAGAACGAAACCGATCTTCCGAATCATGTCTTCTCCTAACGTCCGCGCACGCGCTTGGTAGGCGACGGGACCGGGATACGGCCACCCATGGTGCGCTGGATCTTCCGGACCAGCTCACCGAACTCCGACTCGAAGAACGCCTTGTCAGCGCGCCGCGCCGGCATGAGCATCTTCTCCGCAGTCGCTTCCAAAGCACGAAGATCAGCCGCGCTATTCGCTTCAGCCCTAACAATTGGATACAGCTGCGCACGGTGTAAATGATCCTGATACTTCAGATTGGTGTCAGCCGTAGTATTAGCAGCGGTCTCCCGCGCAGCCAAAGCGGTCGCATTGTTCTTCGCGATCTCCGACTGCACCAACCGTGCCTGATTGATATACGACCCTAGAGCTCCGGCACCTCCGGAGCCACCACCTCGCGCAGCAAGCGCCGCGCTCGGAACACTGCCGGCCATGCCGCCACCAGCGGCAAGAATCGGGTTAAGGCCGGCAAGCCTCATGTCATTCATCGTGTAGCGGTAACGGTTCTTCGCCATCCACGCAGCGAATCCACGCTGCTTGGAATCCCTGTACAGCGCGAGCTTCGCGCCCAGGCCTTGCTCAAGACCAAGAATCGCACCAATCGAAAGAGCGCCGGAGCCACCAGCAAAGGCTCCGCCGCCTCCACCTTCACTCATCTACAGCCTCTTCAATCCGGGCACCGAGTAGACCGGGAGCGGCCTAACAGCCCTAAACTGGAAATGACAATCCATGATCATGTCCGGCTCGCTAGGCACAGCAACAACGCGATCAATCGGAGGCTGCTCCTCAATGAACGTCGCGTTCAGAGCCGGCAACGCACCAAACTCCTGAGCCAGATGCCACACGTCGAGACTCTGCGCAGCATTAGACCGGAAGAGTCCGGTCACACGACTGGGCTTATAACGCATCTCTGCCCATCGTTCCTGATAGCCGAACGGATCGTCATCCGCGGCCGTGCCCTGCGCATAAATCTCCTTGTTCTTCACAGCCTGCTCACCCAAATTCGCCAGATCGGGCCAGTAGAAATCGAACCGAGTCCGACGGGAGAACTGACGCTCAACACCTTCCTGATACGTTAGTTCCGCACGACCCGCGACGAGCCCGAGCACAATTCCATGCTCGGTAAACGTCTTCGTAAAACCACGCGCCGTCTTCACAGCGGTCGCGTAGGCGGCCAAATTGCCCTGCGGGTCCGTGCCATCCTCTGCCGTCTTCGGCACCTGCATAACGTCAACGCGGGTCTGACAACCACCAAGATACTCCGGCCTCTGCAACCGCTGATCCGGAGACACAACACCAAAGTGAGACCTAATGATCTCGGTGTACCGGGTACCACCACGCGCGTCACGCTCATAGAGCTGCTGCAACGTAATCGCTTCGCGCATAGCATTAATAGTAGCTGCCGTCGCCGCACTAAGGTCGGCTTCCAACTTCGTCTGATTCCAAGTCAGAGTACCGGTGTTAGTCGGGTTCGTTGCCAAATTCAGCTCGCCAGCAGCGGGACCTCCGCCAATGACGTCCACCAAGGCGTCGGTCACATCGTCCGCATCGAACGAAGGCTGACCATCGCCAGCCGACACAACTGGCGCCACCGTTCCCAACGGGAGAGCGACATCAGGGCCCTTCTGCAAGAAGGGCAAAGAAGCAGTGAAGTAGTCGTGACGTTTCCCACGCTTGAGCAGCGTCGCACCAAACACCTCCGCATCGGGCCCGTCATCGCGGGGCACCGTAACTGAGTCCTGCAAGTCTTCCGATCTGAACCACTCATTCCACACCAAGTGGTAAGCGCGCTTGTACAGCGCACTAACACGAAGGTTCGGCACCTTCGTAGGCACGCCCATATGATCCATCACAGACCGCTCTATAAAACCTGCCGTGCCATCGGCCACCAGCTCCGGCACGAGAAAATCGGTGGAATCACCTGGATCCACCTGCTCTCCCATCATCTTCTGAAAATTGTCCCAGACCAGTCGAAGCGGGACAAAGAAGAAGAAGCACTCAAGGAACATGTTATCCATCACCGGCTTAACAGGCGTCGCTAGGCGACCCATCAGAGTCGTCTCGATCGAGAACGTATCGCCGGGAATGGTCTCCTCTACAAAGATCGGAACCAAATCTCCAAAATCGAAAGTGGTCTTGTGAGAACACGACCTATCAAACGTAGACCGCATCCCCTGCGGCGCAGGGACCTGAGCAAACCGTGACTGAGCGCCACCGTGAGACTTACGCGTCGACATCGGGAACCTCCGTGAACATCGTGCGGTCGCGCTTCAGCGCCGCACCAATCTGAACCATCGTGCCAAGATTAACGTGAGCATCAAACTGCATGATCACGCCTGCCTTCTCATCCCACTCGCCAAGATGAAATAGCGAGTAGTCACCACCGAACATGCAAAAGTTATGTGAAGGGTCCAACGCAGCGCGAGCAACCGCACGCAACGCCGTCTCCACATTCGCTTCAAAGAACGGCCGGAGATAGGCACCCGCCTTCACATCGAAAACTGAAAATACCTGCATTCTACAACTCCCTTGTTAGTTCAGCCTGTCGGCTTTCCATGATGGCACCACGTGCTTCCAGTCTCTCTGGAGTCACTTGATCTGCCATCGCTATAGCCCGCCTAACGCGGGCTTTCCTGACACCTTCCATAAACGCCGGATCGACCTTCTCCACCTGGCGGTCATAAAACTTAGGAACGGGGAACTTCTTCCCGTTCATCCTAACTTCATCACTCGGGTAGACATCACTACCGTACTTCGCGAGCCAAGCAGCACCAATGCCAGGGCGCCGCGACATCGTCGTGTACTCACGCGGCACAATCACGTCACCACGGCGGTAGTGCTCATCAGCAGCAGCACCGCCGACCTTCTTCAACGAGTACCGTGCGCAATACGCCGCGCTCTGAAAACTAACATTGCCGATTAACACATGACCCATGCCCCACGCTTTCTCCAGCGTAGGGCTTGACCAATACACATAACCATTACTCCGCCTAACAACATAACGATCGGCGGCAAAATCTTCACCAAACAACAGCGCATGATAATGAGGGCGTAGGTTCTTATCGCCATACTCGCCACAGTGGAAATAACGAAACCACGTCTTTTTTCTTAAGCGCTTAACAAACTTCTGGAAATGGGAGACATCAAGTCCCAGGTCAACAGGCAAATGTTCAGGGCCATACGTCAGCGTCACGAATGAATTGCGCGGCACGCCACCTAACAGCTGGCAACCGCACGGACACTTACTCTCATGCACCTGGGCTTCGTGCATGCACCGAACCGCCCAGGAGTTCGCGTGCTCCAAACGGCACGCTAGGCATTGACCACAACTCACATGGACCGGCAGGGCGGAAGCGGCGGCGATACCTCGCGCCATCGCTAGCCGCCCGCCGTCCACGCGAAACCCGCGCAGAGGTCGAAGGCACGGCAACTGATCGTGACTGGGAAAC